GTAATGACAATAACGCCAGAAATCGCCATTAAAATGCTATCAAAAAACACATCTAACAGGCCATTAAATCAAAAGCATATCGCATTTTTGGTCAGAGACATAAAGGCGGGGCGCTGGAAGCTGAATGGTGACGCTATAAGATTCGGGGAGAATGCTCTGCTGGACGGGCAGCACAGATTGCTCTTACTATAAAGGCGTGGAATGCCTATGTGAGTGATCGAGATATAAAAGTATTAAGGTGGTCAAACAGCGGCAAGCGGCAAGATCAGTTTCCAGTGATCTGCAAATAAACACGCGCGCAGGCTTGCCGATTTGCATGCCTGCGCTATCATAAAACAAGGAGCTGCCATGAATTGCACATACTGCCAGAAGCCGACAGACGCGGCTGGCGTAAAATTACAAAACCCATACCACCCCAAATGCTGGCTAGCAAAACTGCGCGACATGTACCGAGCTGCAGCCACGCAAGAGGCTAAGGCGAGCATACAGAGCATTGCGAATAGCGCCAAGGCTGTGATTGAGAGAGCGGCATGAATATGAGCAGTAATGATTTTATAGCAAGGGCCAGTCACAACAACATGACAGTAAAACAGCTATTAGATGTGCTGGCCGAATCACGGGAGGCAGAGAAGTCGGCAGATGAAAGGCTCGTTCAGATAGCAGCAGAAATATCAGCACTCACGATAGAGAAGACGCGGATTAACACGGATTGGCCCTCTTGTTTCGAGTCGCCAGAAGTATTTATCTTGAATAAAATAGGGCTAACTGTGGAGGCTGACTATGAGGGGGCTTGACGAATCGCCCCCCATATTCTTGCCTGTCGATGTGGTAGAGGCTGCGATTAGCGAACAAGCGCAAGTAAGCGCGCCGCCACAGCCTTACGGGCGATGAATAAACAAGCCGCACACTAGGAGGACTATAAAATGAGAATAGCACAGATGCCGATCGGCGACCTTATCCCATACGCCAGAAATGCACGCATCATATCACCAGATGCGGTCAATAAGGTAGCGGCAAGTCTCAAGGAGTACGGGTGGAGACAGCCCATAGTCGTTGATGAGCAGCATGTTATCATAGTGGGGCATACGCGATTGCAGGCAGCCCATAAGCTTGGGCTAGACACTGTGCCTGTCCATATAGCTGAGGGCATGAGCAACGCGCAAGTGAAGGCGTATCGCTTAGCCGACAACCGCACGGGAGAGCAAACCGAGTGGGATAAGGATTTGCTCGCGATTGAACTTGGTGAATTTGACATGAGCATGCCAGAGGTGGCCGCGCTTACCGCTTTTGATGTTGATGAAATTGAAGAGTTGGCGTTTGGGCAGGAAGAGGGGGACGAGCAAGAAGGAGAGAGTGAGTCTTACGACAGTGTTTTTTCCATTATAGTGGACTGTGAAAATGAAATACAGCAAGAAGTGGCATATAATCTTTTGGAAGAGAGGGGCTATAAATGCAAAATACAGTCAATCTGAAGGCCAGTGTGCAAAAAACTTTTCGATCGTCAAAAGTGGCGGGAATGTTTGACATTGAATGGACTGGTGAGACGACAACACAAATAACTCACGATCAGTTGCCAGACACAGATGAGAACTGGCAAATTGGGCTAGTGGTTGGCCCCAGTGGGAGTGGCAAAAGCACTGTGGCGGCAAATAAATATGGCGAGCCTCAAAAGAATAAATGGACCAATGGCGCCTTAGTTGATGATTTTAGGGAAGATCTGTCTATCACAGACATATGTAACGCATTGTCGCATGTAGGGCTGTCATCTCCTCCTGCATGGCTCAGACCATACAGCACACTATCTATGGGACAGCAATTTAGGGCCAACATGGCGAGGCTCATAATCGAAAATGATATAGTATTTGTTGACGAATTTACATCGGTAGTTGACCGAAATGTTGCAAAAATAAGCTCAAGCGCCGTTTCAAAGGCGATCAGAAAAACAAACAAAAGACTTGTCTGCTGCGCGTGCCATTATGATATAGTGGAATGGCTAGAGCCAGACTGGGTGCTAGACATGGCAAGTGGCACGCTTGCAAGGGGGCGGCTTCATCGGCCTAAAATCAAGTTGCAGTTTGGGTTGTGCGACAAATCTGCTTGGAGAGTATTTAAGGGAAATCATTATCTAAGCAGTGAACTCAGTAGGGCCGCTAAGTGTTACGGGTTATGGGCAAATGACGAGATGGTTGCCTTTTGTGGCGTGTTGCATTTTCCCCACCCCAAGAGCAAGATCATTAAGAAGGAATCTCGATTGGTGTGCTTGCCTGATTATCAGGGGTTTGGGTTTGGGAATCGTTTGTCTGAGCTAGTGGGAGAGGATCTAAGAAAACAGGGATTTCGATTTTTGTCGGTGACCTCTCATCCCGCAATGATTGCACACAGAGCAAGATCACGCTTATGGAAAATGAAAAGAGCGCCATCACGAGTGATGGCGCTAGGGAAGAGCTCCAAGTTAAAGGCATTTAGCAATACAATCTCAACAAACAGACTAACCGCCTCTTTTGAATATCTCGGAATGAGATAAGATAATGAGTAAAAAGAATTTATTTGTGTCATATAGCGGCAATAACGATTGATATACAGCACGCAACATTACACTAGGAGCTAAAGCATGGGAAGAACATTAAAAGTAACGCCAGAAGTACTGAAGCAGGTCGAAAAGCTCGCGGCTATGGGCCTTAAATGGGACGCTATTGGGCGCATTTGTGATGTTGCTGCGGGCACGCTGAAAAACAACAAAAAGTCCGCCGCTGCGTATAAGCTCGGGATAGATAAGGTAAATAACAATGTAGCACAAACAGCGTACCAGATGGCGACCAGCGGCAAGCATCCGACTATGACGCAGTTCTGGCTTAAGACGCGGGCAGGCTGGCGCGAAAATGACGGCTTGGAGATCACGGTGAAGGGCGATAAGGAAGCAAGTGAGACGATCATGGCGCGTCTCGACAAGCTTGGGGCATCGCTCAAGAAGAAGAAAGCATCGGCTAAGGATAAATGAGTCTCGATGTAGAGGGCTGGTTCTCCGATGACCCAACGCTTAGCATCGCGCAGCAAGTGGCCTTATTGCCGCTGCGGCATAAGCGAAAAATATTAAATGGGCTTGACCCCAAACAACTGGCGTTTGATTATGACTTCTGGGCACGACCAAGCCAGCGATACCCAGATGGAGACTGGCGCTTCTGGCTCTGCTGCTGCGGTCGTGGCTGGGGCAAGACATGGGTCGGTGCTCAGACTGTTCGGCAGTGGGCCAAAGATCCAAATGCGATAATTGCGCTTGTCGGTCGCACTGCTGCTGATGTGCGTGATGTGATGGTGGGGGGCAATTCGGGAATCCTTGCTCTATCACCAGACGATGAGCGTCCAATATACAACTCAAGCAAGCGCTGTCTTATTTGGCCGAATGGAGCTAAGGCATATACCTACAGCGCGGAAAAGCCCGACCAGTTGCGCGGACCTCAGCACGGGCGGCTTTGGGCGGACGAATTGGCGGCATGGCAATACCCAGATGCATGGGATCAAGCCATGTTCGGACTACGACTAGGCGATGATCCAAGGGCAATTATAACGACTACCCCAAGGCCAACACCAGAAGTCAAAGAGCTTGCTGATGATGCTAATACGGTATTGAGTACGGGCAGCACATACGAAAATGAAGACAATCTAGCAGACGCGTTTATAGATAACATCGTAAAGAAATACGAAGGAACCCGTCTTGGCAGGCAAGAGCTACATGCGGAAATTCTAGACGATAATCCTAACGCACTATGGACGCATGCGCTTATTGATATGCACCGCGTTCAGAAGGTGCCAGACTTTGCGCGCATCGTTGTAGGCATTGACCCTGCCGTCACATCAAACGAGGACAGCGACGAAACAGGCCTTGTCGTTATGGGCGTAACGGCCAGCGAGCATCTTTATGTGTTACGGGATGCCAGCGGGAACATGAAAACGACCGAGTGGGCAGCAAAAGCGGTGGCGCTCTACCATGAATTTGGTGCTGATGCCATTGTGCCAGAAAAGAATAACGGCGGCGACTTGGTGGAGGATGCGATTCTAAACATAGACAGGAATGTGCGCGTTAAGCCAGTATGGGCCAGCCGTGGAAAGTATACCCGTGCCGAGCCTATCGCAGGCCTGTACGAGCAAGGGCGTGTTCATCATGTGGGCGTGTATGCCGCTCTTGAGGATCAGATGACCAGCTTCGATACAGTGAATACGAAAAAAAGCCCTGATAGGATGGATGCATTAGTGCATGCAGCCACAGATTTAGCACTTGAGCGAGAGCCAGAGCTACGGATAAGATAGAGCCCCATTGTCAAGCACGGCTTACAGGGTAATGTAGGAACAACAAAGGGGCAGGCATGGGCTTATTTAGTTGGATGGGCAGCAAGGTAGCGGCAACACGGGCCACGGCTGGCAAGCTTTTGCAGTTGGGCCAAGCAAGCTGGATGAGCCGAGATGCTCGAGTGTTTGCCGATGAAGGCTATACGCGCAACGTGATAGCCTTCCGCTGTGTGCAGATCGTGGCGCGCAATCTGGCCGTGATAAAAATAAAAGCATTTATCGGCGACGACGAAATAGAAGCCCATCCGATCCTTGAGCTATTGAGTAGGCCAAACCCGCTAACGGGCGGCACTGCATTCATGGAGGCGCTGACCTCCCACAACCGCATTGCAGGCAACGCATACCTTGAGGCTGTACGCGATGGCGGTGGAACCCCTAGAGAATTATACATTTGGACACCCTACGAAATGAAAGTAGTGGCAAGCAATGCGTCACCTGTTCCCGTCGGTTACATTTGGGAATGCGGGCAAAACAAGCACGCGTGGGAAGTGGACGAACTGACGGGCCAGAGCGATATTCTGCACTGGAAAACATTTAATCCGCTCGATGCCGTATACGGCATGTCTCCGATGGAGCCGCCAGCGTATAGCATCGACCAGCACAACGCATCGAGCGAATGGAACCAAGCACTACTGCAGAACAGCGCTGTCCCAGATGGCATGCTAACGAGCAAGGGCAATATAGGCGACGCGCAGTATGAAAAACTAGTAAAGAACCTCGAGGATGTGATGAGCGGGCCACGCAATGCGCGCCGCCCGTTTATCGTTGAGGGCGGGATGGAATGGCATCAGCTCAGCATTGGGCCTAAAGACATGGACTGGCTCGGTGGCCGCACGGCAAACGCTGTAGACATTTGCGCGTCCTATGGCGTGCCAACTCAGATGCTTGGCATTGAGGGTAGCCAGACCTTTGCCAACTTTGGGCAGGCGCGCCTGAGCCTGCAGCAAGAGACTGTTCTCCCGCTTGCCGATGAGCTCATTAGCGAGCTGAACAACTGGCTAGTACCGATGTACAAGCAGGCTGGGCTGCGTATAGAGCTTGACCTAAACAGCATCCCAGCATTGCAGGAATCACGCGCTAAAACGATGCTCGACGTAAACGCGCTGTCTTACATGACTATAAACGAAAAGCGGGCTGCGGCAGGCCTTGGAGCGCTTGAAACTGAAGGCGCTGATGAAGTATGGCAACCAGCAGGCAATTTGCCACTTGGATTAGACCTCGCAGAGCTTACGCCAGAAGAGGCCGCCAAGGCCCTAGAGGCGGCAGGTATCGGCCCAGAGATCGCGGCTATTATGGCTAAGCGTCAGTGATCAATCTCAGCACACAGCGAGAGAAGCAGCAAGCGGCGGCAGTACAGACGCGGATTATGCTGATTTATGAACGCAGGCTGAATAAGGCCATGCGGAAAGAAATGAACCGTGTTGCGCGTGAGTCATCGGCTGCATATGCAGACTCGCCAGAACATGCAGAGACAGCACTTGTCCCAGTGTTGGCAGATCATCGCAACCGTGTGCGCGCGCTTCTGGCAAAGACCTATGAGCCAGTGATGACGCGCTTTGCAGACGGCATCGAAAAGGCGGCGGCTAAAAAAAGCATCGGGTATTTTGAACGCAAAGATTTTGATTACCAAGTCGAGATAATGATTAACGACTGGATGACTATTCACGCGCTTGAGCAATCTAATTTGATCGGCACCACAACGGGCAACGCGGTTAAAAATATATTGATTGCCGGCACTGATGCGGGCGAATCGTCGCTTGTTATCGGTAATGCGATTAAAAAACACATCGGCACGCGAGGCATCGGGGCATGGCGCGCTCAGACAATAGCGCGCACTGAAACGCATCAGGCGGCAATGGCATCAAGCAAGACCAGCGCAGAGGCAACGGGCCTCACCTTACTCAAAGAATGGATCAGCGTTGACGACGACCGCACCCGCATGTCTCACTCTCGCAGCGCTGCCGCTGGCGGCCCAGATGGGCTAATAGTCGGTATGTATGAACCCTTTGCATTTACAGGGGGCAAAAGGCGTGTAGTATTGGCGTACCCTAGCGATCCAAGCGGGCCTCCAGAGGAAACAATCAATTGTCGATGCGTCATGGTTTATGAGGAATCAATCCGATGAATAAAAACACTGAGCATAAAAGGAATCAATCCGATGAATAAAAACACTGAGCATAAAAGCATGACGGTACGCTGCGAGATAAAAGGCGTGAACGACAAGGGCGAGTTTGAGGGCTACGGCTCTGTATTTGGCAATATAGACCTTGGTTATGATGTTGTGGAAAAGGGCGCGTTCGCTGATTCACTTAAGGTGTACAAGGAAAAAGGTCAGATGCCTGCGCTTCTTTGGTCGCACGATGTGAAGCAGCCTATTGGTGAATGGCTGGAAATGTCAGAAGATGAGCACGGCCTAAAGGTAAAGGGCGTGCTGTGGGTCAAGGGGAACACGCTTGGACGCGAACCAATTGCCGAGGCCGAGCAGGCCCGCAAT